TAGCATTATTGTTGGTAATTGCAACAGTGGCTTTCAAAACAAGTCTACAACCAGGGGTAAGAGTTGTTCCGGTAATAGTAAATGCTTTTTCAGCGGTATCTGCCGCAATAGTTTGAGCAGCAGTAGCACAAATATCAGCTCCACCAGCTCCAGCATCGGTTGCAAGACCGGCAACAAGATCAACTGTTGCAAGGCTTACCGTACCGCCCGAAGTTGCATAACCAGCAGCAATGTAGGCAGTAATATCAGTTCCGGCTACATAATCGTTTGGCAACGCAATATCAAACAAAACATCGTTGGTTTTAGCGTTACCGTTAGACACTGTACCGGCAAGATTGAAGGCATTGGTTGCAGAAGCAGAAGGAATAAAATCTGTAGCAACTGCTGCTGCGACAAGCAAAGGCGCTCCCGTTGCTGTTTTACCCGAAAGAAGCGGAATACGAAGATTGAGGTCTTTTTCAATTACCCCACCAGCTTCAACTGTAATTTTGCCGCCAGAAGCAACTACTATTTCATTGCCGCCTTGTTTCCTATAAACTTTACCGTTGTATGACATAACAAACTCCTTTACAAGAGGGCTGTCGCCAGCCCTCTCCTTCAGTTAATAGTTAAGTTCCAAATTAAGCAGTACCTTCAGCCGGAGAAACGTGCAGTTCGCCGGAAACACCTGTTCCGTGAGTAGCAGGTTTAACACGACCATTGTATTGAATGGCAAAAGCAGCACAAGTTGAAGCTTGAGTTGCGCGAGAAACAATCAGGCGCACATAGCGGCTCTGAGGCTTGCCAAGATCAATGTAAAAGGTTGTGTTATCAGCAGTGTCTGCTACAGTTTGAGAAGTACCAAGAAGATCGGCAAAATCACCGTCAACATTGGTAGGTGCGCCCTGAACTTTAATTGAAGTCGCAGCCCCTGAAGTAATTGGTCCGAAAGGCACAACAAACAACACACCTTCGTAATCGGACATATCGATCACTGTTCCGGTAATGTCAGAGCTTCCCGAAGCGCCAGCGGCAACGGTAACTACCTGACTGATTTTAGTATTTGCACTGAGGTTTTCCATACAGTTCTCCTTGTAGCCCCTCCACCAAGAGGGGCTTTAAAGTTTATTGTTTAAGATTAGGATGCGCCAAGCTTGACGCGGGTAAATGCTTCAGCCAGGACCGGCATTCCGTCAGTTTCCATACGACCAATGAAACCAACTTGATTGTTCAGAGCAAACAATTCGTTCAAACGACGGAATTGAAGTGCAAGACTATCGGCAATCCAGTAGTTCGAGAAGTCAGCAAAGATGCCCACATACTGACTTGCTGTAAAGGTGTTTGGGGCAAACTCGCTCATTGACAACGGACGGCCAAGAAGCATATCAGGAACGCCTGATTTTGTGGCAAGATCAAACAGGTAACGACCTTCGCCGTCTTTGAGTTGAGCAAGCATCTTAATTGCGTCCCGATGGAACAGCCACTGAGCCGTTCCCATATACTGAGCCTTCAGGCTGTATTTAACAGCAATAAGGTTGTCGGCCTTAATTTCAGTTGCCGTGTTACCTTCGGAAACGTCACGGGTAGTAGGAATACCGTCGTCGGAAGCAGTAAACACGCCAAGAGCCTGTTGAGCGCCGTTGCCGGTAAGATACGCTTTTTCCATAGCAACGCCGAATTTGTAAGCCATGCGGTCCATAACAAGGCTTTCAGGATTCAGGGCTGAGTTGCGAAGCAGCGGCTCAGAAATCTTGACCAGTTTGGAAAGAGGGTGAGGTGTGAGCGAACGCTTACCGAAGCGCATATTATCGTCTTCGGAAACCGTACCAATTTCAGGGGTCCAATCAGCATCGCCGACGTCAGTATCCAGGGTAGGAACGCCACAAGACATTGCACCTTTAAGCGGAATTACTTTTGCAAGTTGACGCATAAAAACTTTGTCTTTCACATTTACAAGAAGATCGTTGATAAACTCTTCAGGTGTGAGAGTAAAGCCGCCTTTAACGTCAGTACCGGCAGACAGACCGCGAGACTCAACCAGTTCTTTTTTCAGGCTGTGAAGTTCTTCATTATTCAAAGAACGCTCACCGTCCAGAATCATCTTGCGGAAGTTGATTGTGAACTTGTCTTCAACGGGTTTTTCAGTTCCGCTTTGTTTAGCTGCTGTGCGAACTGCTACAGTAGCAAGTTCACGTTCGGTTTCGAGAAGACGAACTTCATCGTCAATCTCTTTGCCAAGTTTCGATACATCCCCAATGTGCAAGTCATATTGTCGCTGTTCGTCGTCGGTTTTAACACGCTTTTCACCGGCAGCTTTTTCAGCAATACTTCTTGCTTCCTGCAATGCCCTTCCCCGCTGATCGCGGAGTTCGTCTACTCTAGCCATAATTGACTCCTTTTTAGTCGCGCTCCGTCGAACGGTAGCGGTTTATTTAGCCCTTAGGCTATTTCCAGCAACGCAAGCATATTTTTATCGTATTCTTCAGCAGCCATACGTTCTTCTTCAAGTTTAGCCATCGCTGCTTTCGTTTCCAATTCTTCGGTTTCTTTTAACTGAACTAAAGAACGAACAGCGCAAGAAGTAGAAGCATAAGCCGGATAGGTTACAGGACTTACATCATATAAACGATCTACTTTCAGAATTGAACGCAAGTAAGTTCCATCTGGTTCTTTACGCCAAGCGTCGCCACCTTCTGCCACGCGAAAACCAAAGCTGCACTGGCTCACATCACCTCTATTCATTGAAACTTGCAAGTCTTTTGCGTAAGAAGTTTCAGGAGGATCAATAGCAAACTTGAGGCCGCGTTCATCTTCAATAAGTCGGCATGTTCCTGACGTATTACGCCCTAAGATCAAGTTTGGATCGTGATTGAATAGCGCCCGAATATCTGAAGTTTTAAGAGCATCGGCAAAGCACCCAGGCATTAGCATTTCACGGAAGCCACCAAGGTCTTCAGACAAGCTGTTAAAGTTTGCAGCGTACCCTTCCAACGTCGGAGTTTTCTTACCGTAAGCTGCATCTTTGACACGCATTTCTACAGTGTGAGTTCTACGCTCCATTTCATCAGTTTTTTCAAGTTCAGGCTTCATAAGTCACCTTTCAGACTTGCAGAGCAAGGTAATTTTCAATACCTATTTCTGTAATCTGCCTCATGTTTATTTCAATTTCGCTCAAATGTTTATCTTCATGAACAAGCAGGTTTTCAAGTAAAGCCCTTGTTCCAAAATCCTTATGTTGTGTAGCAAAATCTATCGCTTCAGAAAAACCACCAATAGAACGCAATTCGGTTTCTTTATCACAAAGAAACATACTTCTTACGTCAGTAGCTATATCAACTTGGTTCAGTTCTGACAAATTAGGTTTACCGTCAAGAAATAAAACACGCTCAATAATCTGTTCCATTTGTGTCATTTCTTGCAAGGCTCTTTGTTTAACAGATTCGGCCAACTTACCGTAACCGCTATTTTTGCACATAAGCGAATGTGCTATATACTGAACGTAGTTTGTATGCTTTTCAATCAATCGCAAATTCAACTCATGTATCATTTCAGGATTGCCATTCATATTGTAACCTCTTCTTTAGGTTTAGCTTCAGGTGCTACAGGTTGATTCTGTTGACCGGCCATTTCCGCAGGCATTGTGCCCGACTGAACGTACAATTTATCAGCAACAGGATCAGAAGAAGGACTTTCACCACTATTACGACGAATATCATTAGGGGTCCAGGACGCAGTGTCAAATCTTGATTTATTATACTCAGCTTGAGCTTTCATATCGCCACGCATAAGAGCGTTGAAATCAAAGTTAAAGTAATAAGTAGATTCAGAATCATAAAGTAAATCTGTTTTAAGTCGCTGTTCCCAATTTTCAAATTCAGGTTGCATATTCAACGAAATAAACATTTGCATAATAACTTCAGCAGAAGCGAACGTTTGGTTCTTATCGCCCGAACGATGTATAAGCATCATTGGTACATCGAAGCCGCTACATATATCTTCAACTTGAAATTTACGAGTTTCGAGGAACTGTGCTTCTTCCATTGTTAAACTCATTTTTTCAATATTCATTCCATTTTCAAGAATGATAGTTCTGTGGGCATTTGCAGCACCTGTATATTGATCCAACTGTTTACGCAAACGATCAAAAGCCGAGTCGTCGAGTTTATTAGGATGGGTAAATACTTTCCCAATTTGTGCGCCGTTAGTAAACAGCGTTGCGCCCTGCTGTTCGGTAGCAAGAGCAAGACCAATACTTTCAGCAAACAACTTAACAGCAGATTTACCCACAATACCGTTTGAAGACCGGCTTCTTATATGCAGTATTTCACTTGCAAGAAAAACTTCAGTATTTCCGTTCATCGGAAAGTATTGATAAAAAAGTTTTGAACCAGCAGGGGGCGTAGGGGAGTTGTCATACATGTAATACATAGAACCATTAGGAGTAATAACAAACGGAAATACTCTATCGGGATGTAAAGGGATAAGCTGGTTTAAACCACGCCCAGGAGTTGACTGTTTGTAGTTATAGAAGTTGCCGCGCAACATCTTATGGCCCTGACCCATTTCACGCCATTCGTAAGATGTTTGCCAAGAATTAGGATTGTTGTGCATTTGCTTATAAAGCCTGTGAGCTTTGGCAACTTCATGACCGCCATTATTAGGCAGTTCTTTCATTATTTGCAAAGGCAACATCGCAAGCGTAGAAGCTTTACGATGGATACAAGCGTAGACTGTAGAAACCTTTTCAGCACTATCAGGATTGACGTTTTGGCCTGAAGAAGTATTCAGCCCTCCACCGAACAAATCAGTAAGAGCCGGATCACCAAGGGATACATTGGAGGCTGTTACAGAAGCGCGGGTTTCAAAGGCTGCTGAAAGGATGCCCATTAGTTACCAGCCTTTGCCTGAAGAAAGGCAAGGCCAATAAACTCAAGGCCAATTAAGATAAAAGCTAAAGGGGGATTAAGCTGATAAACGCCGAAAAAGACGCTTCCTGTGCCAATGCACAAGAACACGTCGGACTCGTCCGGCGCTATGGAAAGTAAGGATTTTTTCAATGCGGTAGCACTCCTGTTTGGCTTACCGGCTTGGCCTATTCCCTTTTGGAACAAGCAATTTAAGGCGTCTTCCCCTCCTATGAGGCAAAGCATGTTGGTGAAACTTATATCTTATTAAAAAATCATTGTCAACAAAAAATAAAAGACCCTTGAAAATAAATTTCAAGAGTCTTTTACAGTTCCCTTCGCCCATCCAATCTATCAAATTGACTGACGAGGTTTCAAGGTAGCAAAGTTAGGGCAAAATGTCAAGGGTTATTATTCAGGCGGCTCAATAGGTCCGTACCATTCGCCAATGAAAATATCAAGCGGTTGAAATGCACCGTCATAAAGTACACATAATCCGGCTTCAGCTAAACATAGCCTTAAACATACAAGTTCATCCTCATCTCTATACCAATACCAACCCTCTTGTGTTGGAAGTTCTGAAGTCCATTTTAAAGCAGGTTTTGCTAAATCAAAAGCAATTTTACAATAACCCATCGCTGAAACAGGAACTCCGTTACTTTGCATTTCTTTTGAAACTTCATCCCAAGTTTTCATTTACTTTCCTTTCTCACTCAATATATCTTGACCGCACCCAACACAAAGCATATCAACATCGAAGCGCCGGTAGCCTACCAACCGTAACGATTTTTATAAAATGTTTCACAAGCAAGTTTAGCTTCTTCAATTTGTTCTTCGAGTAATTGCATGTTAACTCCTTTCGTTTATAAGACACGAAGTATCTCGTCCTCACCTTTAGCAGCTCGTGAGTTGTAGCTGTCAGAATCGTCGTTACTGGTAATCAATCGCCCCAATCCCATAATTGCAGCAACTCCTGAATCTATCTTGAGCTTATCGTTTTCTTTTGTAGGAAAATACAT